AATTTACACGGTGAGACTAAGCCCGCTGTTGGATATTATCTCGAACAAGATAAGGAGAGGTTTGCAATTGCAGACAGAACTTACGGATCACTTTCCAGGCGTGCGAACAGGATCATAAAGACATACGAAGATCGTGTGTCGAGTACCGGCGTTCTTTTGACTGGTCTCAAAGGAGCTGGAAAAACTCTGCTCTCTCAGAAGGTATCAAACATTCTTCTTCAAAAAGGAATGCCGGTAATTCTGGTCGAGCAACCTTTTCACGACAGTCATTTCATCTCGTTCTTAAATAAGATCGGTGAATGCGTTCTCATCTTCGATGAATTCGCAAGAGTTTTCGAAATCAAGAGAACTACTGAAGGGGAAAAAGATCCTCAGAACAGTCTTCTCGGTGTCTTTGACGGGAACAAGTCGTGTAAGCGCCTGATTTTCGTTATCGACAACAACTTCCATAAGATGAATGAATACTATGTCAATCGTCCTGGAAGATTGTTCTACCACTTTGAATACAATCGTCTAGAGGAAATCGTCATCGACGAATACTGCGATGATTTGAAAGTTGATAAGCTGATACAAAAGCAAATCAAAGCAGCGTACTACAGAATACGTCTCTTCAGCTTCGATATACTCAAAGCAATCGTGGACGAGCATCTTCGTTTCCCTGAAGAATCGATTTCAGAAATCGTTGAGTCTTTGAACATCGATGCAGAATCTTTCTACAAGACTTATCTGCAAATTGCGAATCTCGTTCATAAGGATACTCATGACGAATTCTTGATGATTAATGGAACCGCCGAAATTGAATACGACGAGAATTGCAATGGACAAATCGTCTTCGTTCCAAAAGGAATTGATGTAACAACAATTCCTAAAGAAGAAATAAGAAAGTATGCAAAAACTCTTTCGTTTGATTTCGGCGACATAATTTTCGAAAATGATAAGAAGGTTGCATTCATGCAAAATGATTACATTATCGAATTCAACAAAATCACGAAGAGTACATTCGGACAGAATTACAACGCGCTCTAAGCGCAAGGAAACGAAATGAAACTAAAAGAAGGTTGGCAGTCGTATTTGGTTCTCGCTCTGCTCGTCGGAGCGATGATCTTTTTCTGGTGGTGGAATTAATGCTTCAACCACGGCAATCAGATTTTATTCTCAAGTTCGGTGAACGAGAATTTACTGTAGACTTCGGAGCTGACATTCGTCATGCTCTGAAGCCAGTACACAAAACTCCAAAAGAGTTAGAAGAACTTAAGAACATGATCGAAGAACATCACAAAGATAACGAAAGGTTAATGGCAGAAAAAGGAATGTAAAATGTTTGCAGTAGGAGACAAAGTACTATATCACTTCGCTGATGTAATGTTTCCTTGCAAAATTACTCGGGTTGATTTAGTTCGATCCGAGCCTCGTAAACAAAAAGACGGAAAGTACTCTCTTCGAGAGTACGTTCTTAAATGCAATATATCCGCAAAACTTCCCTCAGGAGAAGAAGTAACAGACGACATAAAAAACTTCTACGCATCAATATGATGAACAGAAAACGCCAACGCAAATTTATAATCAAAGAACGCCGCAAAGAAGCGCGTAAGATTCAGACTGAACTTAACGCTTACTACAGAAATCCATCTCATTGGGTGGAACCGGATCGTCCTATCATTAACAAACACCGACCATGGAAGCGTTCATTCAAAATTCGCTATCCTCACATCTCTTCTCATCACAATAAGATTGCGAGAGAAGTACTTCCGCTTATCAATAACTACACATACTGCGAAGACAAGCGTTTTATCGAATGGCATCGACTTGCATTTGGTTACAAATACTCGACTGAAATTACTCAGCGTCTTAGCTGGATCGATGGACGTACGTTTGATAAACTTACAGCGGAACAACAAGAATTCTTTAATCCAGTTCCTTGGTGGAAATTGGATTTCAGTCTTCGTCAGTATTGGGCAAGACTCCGAGTCGATGCTCGCTACTACGAATTCAAGCGTCCTTATCTTTACGATTTCAAGATTGAAAAGAACTATCTTGAAAGAGTACGTGTTTTTGATCCTGTAGAAGAATCAAAACACCAAGAGAATCGCGAACGCTTTTACGGAACTTCGGATATGTATGATAAGAAGGCAAAACTTCTTAATTTCAATAATGAAAATCATCCTGGTTACCGTTATCGCGATCGTGTTGCGAATAAGATCGCGGAGAAAGAATTTAACGAAATCAAAATCGATAAAATAAGAGGAGGTAACGACGATGACTAAACCAATCAAAATCTACAAAGTCGGTGGCTCCTTAGTGATTTACAGAAATATAAATCATGGTAAGAGTATGTCCGACGTGCAAAAGAGAAATAACATATAAAAACAAAGTCTCTTTTGATCGAGCAATAAAAACAGACACGTGCGCATCATGCGCAAGAAAAGGAAAATGTACAGGAGAAAACAATCCATCTAAAAGAAAAGAAGTAAGAGAATTTTTATCAAACAACAACGCTATGAAGAATGGTGCGACAAAAATGAAACATCTTGCTTCTGTGAGAACCAAAGAAAACAGAATCAAAACTTCTATTGGAGCGAAAGCATACTGGAAGTCGCTTACTAAAAAAGAAAGAAAATCTTTCATCGAAAAGAGAATCGATTCATACACAAAGAATCTCTCTGAGGGGAAGTATACCATCAATTCAAATCGATGGAAAACCGGATATTACACTTCAACAATAACCGGAAAAAAAGAGTGGTATGATAGTTCTTTAGAATTATCTAGAATGAAGCATTATGATTCTCTTGGAATAAAGTGGACGAAAAAACATGGAATTAGAATTCCATACATAAATTCAGAAGGAACTAACACATACTATGTTCCGGATTTTTATTTGGAAGATCTTAAGACGATCGAAGAAACAAAAGGATGGATGCAACAAGACGTTATACTAAAAGCAAAAATCGCAATCGATTATTGCAAAACAAAAGGATTGCAATATAATTTTTTTCTTGGAATGAATTTCGAGAAAAAGGAGGAATTATGCACGATAAAAAAATAAAGCTATATATGGTAGGAGGAGCAGTAAGGGATTTGATTCTCGGTAAGAAGACCAAAGACATTGACTACTCAGTCGAAGCTCCCTCTTTCGAGGCGATGATCGATCACATCAAAGCCATGGGCGCAACTATCTGGAAAGAATTTCCGGAGTTTTTCACCGCTCGTGGTAAACTCAATGGTGTCGACGTTGACTTCGTATTGTGCCGCAAAGACGGTGCTTACAGAGACAACCGTCGTCCAGATGAAGTTGTTATCGGTACTCTTCATGACGATCTGGCAAGACGAGACTTCACTATGAATGCCATCGCAATCGATCTCGAGACCGGTAAATACATCGATCCATTTAATGGTGAAATGCATTTACGAGCAGGTTTAATTGAAGTCGTTGGTTCAGTTGATCGTCTTCGTGAAGACCCTCTCCGTATCATGCGTGCTCTTCGTTTTTCATCTACTCATGGTTTCATGATGAGTGAACGAGTAAGAGAATTCATCAGAGATGAATTTGAATTGCTCGCTAACATTTCAAGAGAACGAGTCAAAGATGAAATGAATAAGATGTTTTCTCACAACATTAACTCTGCTTTCGCATTTATGCGTGAGTGGGATTTTGTTTTTGAATTCGTCTTTGCGAAACTTGACGTAAGTCTCGAAGCAACATTACCGCACAGAGATTAAAATGGAAATCGGAAGAATAGAACCAAAGAAAATCAGAGTTGAAATAGGCGATGTCTATGAAAGAACAGATTCATTCGGTGATACGGATGATCTTTTTGAAATCATAGACATCAATAACATAACTCGAGCGGTAACGATTTACCGCGAAAGATACAACACTGAAACTATTCTTCCGATCCAGAATTTTGTAGATCTGATCTCAAAACCAGAAACTCGCAAAACAGGAAAGATGATTGAAGAAAAGAAACTCTTCTTCTTTAAGAAGAAAGTATTTAAGGAGATTTATGAAGTCTAAGCAACACGATTTTCAAAAGGGAGATGTGTTTCGCAATCCGCTTTTAATGAAAGTTGAAGTACTCGAAGTACTCAGAAAAAATCTATTAGTCGTTGAAGTACAAGACTACAACAATCCAGAAGATGGAAACTACAACGGACTCATGTCAAAACAAATGATCAAAGATAATGATCTTAAATTTATCGGACACGTGGATTATATTCCACGGAAATTCTTCAAATTTCTCGGTCCAAAAAAGGTGTTTATTCCAGCATGAAAATCACTTACGCAATCCTAATTCTCGCTCTCATATTGAATGAGGCGATTAACGCAAACTACTGTCTCGGAGGACCAACATTCACTGGAATGTTTGTAGACAAAAAACCGGTCCTTAAGGAAGGAAACAAATGCTTTACCGTATCAACGGACGAAGTGTTAACCCCAATTTCTTGTCCGCCACGTCAAAAGAAAAAATAGAATCAAATGTGAAACCAGAGATTTGTCCTGAATGTAAGGGCAAAGGACACAAACTACAATGGGTCAGTCCTCCTGATTTTGAATCGGAAGACTGGGTTACATGGTTAAAGAAGTTACGCAAGAAAAAAGAAAAAGTAACTTGCGGATTCTGTGACGGTACGGGAATCGCTGAACATAAATTTGTTCACTTTCAATCGGTCAAACACGAAACGCCAAAAGCAATCTTAGTCATTATTGACAAAAAAGAAATCTGGGTAGCGAAGTCAATCATCGCTGTTCGGAACGACAACGTTCTTATTGTACCAAAGTGGACGAAACTCTGGACACAAGAAGAGTGGGAAAACCACAGAAAACTCGCATGGATGCATGCACAGGAAGAATTGGAAGACGATTATTTCTGGAGTGGATATGATCCATCTGATTTTTTCTGATATAATAAGAAGAAGGTAAAACAAATGAAAGTAACAGCACTCGGCGTGCACAGCGCATTCGCAGTCGGCGAAGTAGCATCTATCCCAGGAGAAGGAAAGGAAATAAAGCTTTTCAAGCCGAAATTCCAATCAAACTTCCTCCTCGAATTCGACTCAGGAATTCCAAATAAACCATATCGATTCGTAATCGATTTTGGTTCAGACATTCGTCACTCTCTGATGTATTCAGCGGGATTAAAAATGGGCGATATCGACGGTTGGTATTGTTCTCACCCGCATGCGGACCACGTCGGCGGGATTGAAGGGATTGCTCTTTCAACATTTTTCAATCCATTCTGGAAAGGTAAAAATGAATGGCTCGAAGAAGTCACTCCAGGAAAACTCCACGTTATCAATGCATATCTTCAGAAAAAAATGCCAGATAAATACAAACCAGAATTGTTCGCTCATGAACATGTTCTCGAAGAAATCTGGCAAGCCGCTCGTCCTGGTCTCAACACACTTCAAGGAATGCGCAATGTAAATCTTGCGACATATTTCAAAGTCCAGTCAATGGATGACGATACAATCAAGCGCTTCAAAGACGGAGACAGAACATGGAAATTCTATACTGTAAATAGCACTCACGTTATTTCCGGTATGGGTAAAATGCCATCATTCGGTCTTCGATTCGAATGCAGCGATGGGCAAACAATCTTTTTCCCAACCGATACGATGTACATGATTCCAGAAGGAATGGAAACATTGTATCGCACATCTGATGTTGTTTATCAAGATGCTGAAACTGGACCAAAATCTGGTGTGCACTCTCATATTGATGAAATCGAAAAATCAGAAGACGACATCAAAAAGAAATTATATCTTTATCACTACAACGAAGAACCTAAAGTTGACGAAAGCAAGTATCGCGGAATTCTTCGTACTGGTGAAGTTCACATTTACTAATATGAAAGTCAAATTCAGAATAATCAAAGTCTGCATTCCCGCAGACTTTTATAATCGAAAAAAGAAAGTCGCATGGTATCTTCAAAAAAGAGGATTGTTTGGTTGGAAGACTTATGAAGAAATCCCAGATCATTGTTGGTCTACAACGTGCCGATGGTCTTATTTTAAGAAGCCGAGTCATTATGACTATGATTTTTCTTTTGAAACAAAAAGAGAAGCTATGTTGTTTTTAAGAACAATGCAAAGAAAAATCAAACCTTGCGAGTGTTAACATGAGCACAAAATTACGAACAACAATCTCTCAGTCTTCTGAGCAGACAATCGAAATGCTAAACTCGGAGGAACTTCTCCATCCGAGTAGCAATCGAAAAATCATTGCTAAAGAGAAGATCATAATACGCAATAACAATGAAACTGGTAAGGCGTCTATACTTATCGAAAAAGGAACAAACAGTGTTGCCTACTTCGATACGTCTTCGTCTAATCTGAAAACTCTCGGAGAAGCTATAATGAAACTCTTCGAGAACAAAGAGAAAGCGAAACCAGTTGTTACAGTTGAAACAAAAAAGAAGAAATTCTGGTAATGATTAAAATACACGACGGAACTATATACTTAATACTAGGAAACCATAAATTTGAAATCTGGGTTCAACGCACTTGGCAAAAAGAGGATTACTTCCTTAAAATCCAAATTCGCCCGACTTGGACGTTGTGGTTCCAAAAAGGAATCTTCGGAGCAATCTTCCTATCTGAATGGATTATATGGCAAGCTGGATTCTCGTACGAGAAACTCACTAAAGAAAGAATGGAAGAAGTACTCAAGGAGATTAACGACGATGAAATTCAAAACTGACGAAATGATCGATTCAATCATCGATTCGGATACTCACGGACTAAAATACAAGAAGTGGATTGTTGAAGAAATTGCAATGATCGCTCGTGGATACAACGAGAAAGGTCTTAAACCTATCATCGACATGCAATTTCGTCATGCGCTGAATCACATAAACGAATATCTCATGTATCTTGGAGACACTGAAGATATTTCTAAAAACAAGACAGTAAGCTCACCGTCACATTATACATCATCAAAAATAGAAGTTATAGACGTCATCACGGAACTCGGTCTTAGTTTTGACTTCTGCTTAGGTAACGCAATCAAATATATCATGAGAGCGGGACTTAAGGATAAGTCAACTCTCAAAGAAGACATAAAGAAAGCAAAGTGGTATATATCACGTGCTCAAAAGGAGTATGATGGCGTCCTTAATGCAAACTGATTCTCTTGTATCTCGGATCGTAACAGATGGTCCGGATTTGTTTTTCAACACAGACAATTGGAGCTCAGACGATTTATTGTCTCACTCTTTTACGTTCTTCGATCTTGTGGAACTCTACAAGAAAAAGAAATCTAAGAAAACATTTACTTCATTTTTGATGAGAAAACTCAATAAGAAACCCAAAGAATGGGTGGAGGAATTTTTGAAACAAAAAGAATACACCGACCTTCAGAAATATGTTCTGAATCAAGCTGTCGAAAAAGAACTCGTTGCGAACGCGGATAAAATTAAGTCTGTTGCGGATTTAGTCAAATACGTAGGCGATCAGATGTTTTATGTTCAGTTCAAAAAGAAGAGCGAAGAACCAAGAAACATGTTCGCAATGTTATACGACCCTGAAAAATTCTCTGAATTCTCTGCCGATAAAATTGACACAAGCAAGGACTATGTCCGTCTGTTTGATCTAGACATAAATGAATTCAGAAGTATGAAGATCAATTCCATCGTCAAAATTGCTCGATGTGTTGAAGCAACTCCAATATAATAACTTATCATGAAGAATCCTTTTTTCGCTGACATCAAAAGGATAATTGAGTCAGCACCAGACAAAGTCATCGATATTTCCCATATCGATTCAATTCAAAGATACGGTCATAAGTTTAAGCGAATGACGCCAGACGGAGTATATATACTCAACGAACAATCGGGAGAAGAAGAGTACCACATGTGGTTTAATCTCTCTAATGATCTCGTTATGAAACTATTTCAACACTACATCGTAGAAGGAAAGAAGTAAATGGGAAAAAGCAGAAACAGCGAGCATTACGATAACCGTAAAGCCAAGAAACGTTCTCAAAGCAAATTCGATAAACTGGAAGTCCAATATGGATTGACAGAAGAAGAAACAATGGACTTATTAGTCGATAAAGTAAACGAAAGCAGGAACGATTATGAATACGAAAAGCAAAAAGCGTAACGCCGCACAGCGTCAAGAGCAAAAGAAAGCGAAGCGCAAACTCGAATCCAAGCGTAAGCATCGCAGACGCAAAGAGATTTTGAGCACAAAAGCTGGCGAACAACGCAAAGCGTGGGCTCTATTCCAACAAGCTTACAAAGCAGAAATGGAAAAAAGAGCAAAAGAAAAGGCTGAAAAAGAAGCCAAAGAAGCCGAAACTAAAAAAGAAGAAACAAAAACCGCTGAATCCGAAGTAAAATAAAATACGATGTATTTCATTTTCGGAATTACTGGTGAACAAGAAAATCAGGACTCCTCTATTCTCAGAGGAGTCTTTTTTGACAAACCGACATACACTCCTTCCATAGTCATCGATAGAAGCTTCGATGATTCATTTGGATTACAAAGCGAACTCAAGAAAACATTTCAAAAAGTCAATGACAGATACGATGATAATGTCACTCTCATTGGTCTCGAGAGAATTGACATCATAGCTTTCCGCTTATGGTGGGGAAGCGAAGGTGAAAATAAATCCTCGTTTTCGCGAGAATATAATGTATACGATCTAGCACAATTGATCGGATTCAAAGCGAAAACAAATGAAAAAACATTGGACAACATTTTTAGAATTGTTAAAGACCTCAAAACGGTCCATGACTTCTTGGCTAAATAAAAAAGACGTAACTGTTCTTGACAGATTCATTATTTCATTGGTTGCAATCGCAATCGCTCTTTCTTTTCAGAAACTCTTCAGCTAAAATTTTTCCAACTTACGGCCCGCAATTAGAAATATATTTCATGTATAAGGTTTATGAAATAACATGCAAAAGAAATGGGAAAGTTTACATCGGATACACATCTCTTTCCATGCATGAAAGATTTCAACAACACATTGATACAGCTTTTGCAAAACATAGAAAGAAATTTCCTATACATTTTGCAATCAAAAAATATGGAAAGGAAAATTTTGTTATTCGTTGCATTCAGGATTCTTTAGAAAAAGAAGAATGTCTAAAATTAGAGAAGGATGAAATTTCTAAAGTCGAAAAAGAAAAAAGATATAACATTCACGAAGGTGGGTCTGGCGGAGATACTATTTCTCTTCATCCTAACAAGGCAGAAATAAGAAAAAAATTTTCTGATCGATCAAAATTATTTTGGAAAAATGAAGATTATAAAAATAAGTTGTCGGAAATAGCAAAAAGTAATGTCAAAAAACTTGAAGCTTTACATAATGGATCGAAGCGTTTTTGGGCGAATGAAAATAATAAGAGAGAATATGCTGAAAAATATCTAATTGGAAACAAGAATCCATTTTTTGAAAAGAAACATTCAAAATCTACTCGTTCTATTATATCAAAAAAAATAAAGAGTAAATATCAAGATGAGAATTATTTACTGAAAATCAAAAAAGCTAGAAAAAACAGAAAAATAAAAAGACATCTAGATAAGAACGCGTCAAACATTACGGACAAACAATACTATGAAATAGTCATACGAAAAATAAACTTTAATGATTCTATAACAAAGATTGCAAAATTCATGAATCTATCTTATAAAATTGTGTATAATAGATTACGATGGATAGGGTTGGCATAGATATAAAAGATATAGATGAAGCTTCTTTTAATAAAAAAAGAAGTCAACAAGCTAAGTCTGCGATCGCAAAAGGAAAAACTGGAGAACGAAGCATCGTTGAATTACTTAAAAAGCATTCAGGTTTATTTTGGTGCAGAATTCCTTCTAGCGGAGCTAGAGTGGGGTCAAGCAATAGAGATAAAATTAGTATGATGTCTGAGAACCAAATCGATGCTTTTCTTGGCGACATCTTCCCTCCTTTAGAACTCAAATACCGCTGGATCATCGAATCCAAAAACTACGCTACATTTCCATTTAAAAAGTTCGAAAAGTTCATTCAAGGTCATGACGAAATTCCAGCTCAGTTAGACGGCTGGATCAACGAATTTCAATATGACACCGAAACTTATCTCATGTCAAAGTATAAGAGAGAGCCTTTCTCGTTTCTCTTCATGAAGATCACAGATAAAGGGCAATGGATCGTTGGTAATGCAACTCATTTTAGTCACATGTATCCGAACATTCAGTACCCACCGGGAACTAAAACATTCAACAAAAAGCCGTCCGATATTTTGATTCAAAGAGATTATGGAATGACATGGTTCTTTGCTGACGCAAAGAAATTTGTAGCTTTGAATGAAAAAATTCTCTTTATTTAAAATATATAATATGGCAAAAACATTCAAAGAATATCTCGAAGAAATTCAAAACAAAAATTATAATGAAGCTTCATATGAATTATATAGATCTGGAGATACTCATGGATTCAAAATAACCGGAGCAGAAAAAGAAAACTTAGATATGGACTTCGAAGATCCAGATAATTTTCCAGATCCTAAAAAACACGAATTAGAACTATCTTATGAATTCTTAAAAAAACTGCAAAAATCACACGACATGTCATTACCACGAGATAAAAAAACCGGAGGACTAGTTGATCTAAAAGATTGGCGAATTATCCGCAAAGATAAAGGAAAAACTCTAACTTTTAAAGTTCGCCAAAGCGTCGGCGGCTAAAATAAAAACTTAAATGGCATATCTTTCAGCCAGTAAATCCAAAACACAACAACCCCAATAACAATTCCAATCCAGTAAAGAGACTTCCAGATCTCGTCATTTTCTTCACCGAAAATACGCATTAGTGTTTCTCTTGCTTTAAGTTTCTAGTACCGCCATAGTACCGTCTTGGTATGCGGTTAACGAATATGTTTGCAAACTTATTCTGACGATCGCCTAACTGTTTCCAGCCATTCTTCCTTGACGCAGACACAAATGCTTCCCAGTTAAAACGTGGATCATTCTTACCTGGGACGAACAGACTGGACGTAGTAACTTTATCTTCGGCGATCATTATAGAATATATTTCAGGAATATAAAACATGGCAAAAACATTCAAAGAACATCTAGCAATAATACAAGAAGCTAAAGCCAATGATATTGGTGATGAAAAAGAAAAAGCAAACTTCAAAAAAGCACAAGACTTATATGATCTTAGAAAGTATGATGCAGATAAACTTGAAAGTGCTCTTGAGAAACTTGGATTCAAAGGTGAAAAATTGAAGAGAATGTTGGACGATGACTCTGTTCTTCGCGATACTCTTGAAGTTAAATTCAAACTTGGTTTTAATTTAGAGGATTAGTGATTAAACAATCTCTTCAAAGTTACACAGAAGAAAAGTCTAAATGGATGAGAATCATCCAGAACTTTTTCACTGGCGCATCTATGTCTCCTGTAGGCGGATCTATTGCTGACCTCATTGGAGCGATTCTTTACTTCATCACTAAAGACCGTATTCTTGGAATCGCTCAGTTAATCTCAGCTCTTCCGATCGTTGGTGAGCCAATTAAACCTCTTATTATTGCTGTTAACAGTGGTACAGATCTTCGTAAGTATCCAAAAATTGCATCTAAACTTACTGCGATGAAACTGAAATTGGATGATCATGGTCGTCTTCAGCCAGAACAATTGGCACACGCAATCAAAAAAGCAATCGATAAATTCAAAGCTAAAGTAGCATCATGGTTTTCGAAAGAGCCAAAAGAAGTTGCTAAGGTCGCTGAACAGTATGCTGAATCTGAAATATATACTGAAGGAAAAATCACAGATAAGATTCTTTCGTGGCTCACGGTAGACGAGAAGGAAATCTTAGAAGCAATTAAAAAGGTAAAATAAATGGACAAATATCTAGAAGACATTCAGACTGGAGTTTTTGAAGCGAAAACAAAGAATCCTAAAAAGAAGCCTAAAAAGAAAACTAAAGATGAGTTAGATGATATTGCCGGAGAAATTCATGCTGAAATCGAAACGCTTATGATCGACGGTGATGATTGGCAATCAGAGGCCGATCGAATCATGCAAAATGATTATGATTTAACAGACACGGAAAAAGAAATCATAGCTGATATGCTTGAATCTAGAGCAAACAATTTAATGGATGATGAGGAAGATTAAGTCTTGTAGACGTCAGTTTTCTGTCGTTCAATCTCAGCCATAATAACTTCTTTGACCCATAGCGGTCGGTACTTAATATCTCTTTCCCATACGCGAATCAAAGGAATTCCAATTCCATGTGCAATACGGTCTTTCAGTTTGTCATTACGCACATTTCGTTTTTGCATTGATGATAGCTTACTGAAAGCTGTTCGTCCTTCATGATAATCTACGGCGTGGAAATATCCACCGTCACATTCAATTAAAAAACAATACTCACCGGGTTTTTGAACTAAGTAATCATATACTCGATACCACTTGGAGTATCTCACTCCATATTCCTTCTGAAAAGACAATCCCAAATCCAGTAACATGTGTCGTACGATAGCTTCTGGCTTCGTTTCGACTTGCACTCGTTTTCCAGTCTTGGGGTCTCTGGTTCTGTATCTGTTTAAGATTCTGATTCGTTTCTTTGGACGTCTTCTGACTCGTTTTCTTTTAGTGAACATGTTGTGTTTTGCGTCTCTGGAATATATTATTGTATAATAGATATGTGCCTCAATGTTTATAAATGTACAAATTTGATCAATAATCAGATCTATATAGGAATAACGAATTCATTTGATCGAAGGATCCTTGAACACTTTAGAAATGCTAAAAACAACGAAGATAAAAATAAAAGCAAATTATATAATGCTATCAGAAAATACGGAAGCCAAAATTTCAAATTTGAAATAATTGATGAATGTTCGGATATAGAAGAACTAAAAAATAAAGAAATTTACTATATCGAGTTATTCGATTCTAAAAACAAAGGAATGAATTCTACTTTCGGAGGAGATGGTGTCTGGGGTCACGAATCATCAAAAAAGAATAAAACATTTGAAGAGTTTTATGGACTAAAACGAGCTAAATCTATAAAAAGAAAAATTGGAATGGCTAGAAAAGGAAAATGTTTTGATGAAATTTTCGGCAAAGAAAAATCAAAAAAACTAAGAAAAGAAATATCCAATAGAGTTTTTGGAAGTAATAATCCTTTTTATAAAAAAACTCATTCGAATGAAACAAAAAAATTAATGAAAGAAAAAAGATCAGCATATATGCAATCTATTTTTAATTCATTTATGTTAAATGATTTTGCTACATTCGTTAATCAATATAAGAATGGGATAAGCATTAGAAAACTATCAGAACAATATAAGATAAGTCGACAAACTCTAACAAAATTTCTTAGAGAATCTGGACACTTTATCAGACAAAGTAGGGTTTATGTTTAATGGAAAGGTCGGATCAGTTTATTCAATTCTCTATAGTAACTGGAAAACAAACCCTAATCGAATTTATTTGTTCATACTCTATTGTGGAGTATCGAAAATTCATGCCATTAATATCGGATCGAGGTCTCTTACACAAAGAAACAGAATGATGCTCATTCGTATCATCTCCCAACTTTCTAAGTTACCTATGTCAACCAAATGGAATGGTCGGCAGTTATATGCTATCTTCAAACGTTATGCGCCAGATGCGGTGAGACAATGCTACAGAACTTATTGGCGACAATATGTCACTACATCTACTCTTGTCAACTATGGTCTCAACAAAAAGGAAGAATTTCTTGACATAGAATTAAAATATGTGGACAAGAATCTCTTTAATAAAGCGAAAAGCGATGTCATTGTCAATACGCTTAACTTATTCAGTAAGAAAGGTGTTCAATTATCTTCCGTAAACCAAGCGTTCGCAAAGCCAACGCCTACAGTTCCCGGAACAAGTATCGACACGAAGGTTGGAAATGAAACTGCTACAGATCAAAATACAAATCCTCAGACGAATGAAAACAACATTGCAAACACTCCTAGTGAAGGTAACGAAGGCTCTGGCGAAAGCGGAGGACCGCATGTTGGAGGCGGATCTTCGTCAGTAGACATTAATTACTAATGCCAAAAACATCTCCTAAAGCTCCAGTAAAAAAGACACCGGCCGCGTCTCCTGAGTCTACGCAAAAGATAAAAGAAAATTCCGTTCAGTTAACGGCTAGCGAAGCAGAAAAGAAGAAAATTCTTGATGGCTTAAAAAGTATAGCGAATAAAAACACTCGTCTTACTGTAAAACCATTTGCTACAAAACCTATATCACAATTACAACAACTTACTCCATTCATAAAAGTAACTCTTAAGCTCCCTAAACCCGGAAGCACAAGTTTCAGAGACGTTAACTACGACAACATAGATTTATTTTTTAATCCGTCAGGGAAAACTGAAGGATCATATTTCAACAACTATATCAAGGGATTTGAATACTCTTATGAAGGAAGTGGCGGATTCAAATGTTCTTTGTCCATCGTAGATATATCATTCGACTTCACAGATATGTTGTTGCTCAGAATGCGTTCATTCATGGATACGAATCTTACTTTCATGGATGTAACATTCGGATGGACGTCTCCTGAACATGGGATGAAAAAACAAAAGAACGGAATTATTTTTCAAAACACGGTTACATTTCAAGTTCAAGAAATGATTGAAGAAGATTCTCAATTTGAAAGAGAAATCAAACTTACTGGCATTGTAACGTCGACGTTCCCAGACGGAGCGGGATTGATTATGCCTTATTCAATTCTTGGACCATATCCACTAGTCACATACAACTTCATTAAGTACTTATACGAACCATTCGACGTCCAATTGAAACTCATGGGTCTTCTTCCTGGCGGAGTTAGCATCGCGAAAGATGCTCCTAAGTTTTCTGTAAATGACGATGAAGGAAAAATAAAATTCGTACGAAACTTATTTCTTTCTAATCTCCTTCTAGGAAAACCGAATCCACTTGACAAAACATTTTACACTCCAAAAACTAGAAACTCAGATCCAAAAATAGCATGGATGACAGATATTTTTGGAAAGAATTTCGCAAAGAAAAGAAACCCAGGAGAAGTTTTTCCTGACTCAAGATTTTCTGGCGAAGTGTCTAATGACTTAAACAATATATTCGCGCAGAATAGTATAGTAGCAAACAATAAAGGAGTTAGAAAACTCAACTCAAAAACTATCACGGATATTTATTACAGCAAGAAATTTTATTCAGCCGTGAAAGGCATAGGAGAAACACAAGATACAAAATCAGGAAATCCTATCAGTGAACTAGTTCCTATTCTTGCGCCACTCCTTAAAGATGCAAGAGTACACCCATGGGAAGCAGCGCGCTATTTTTACTTCACAATGATCAGCGTAATAAAAAGCGCGCAAGAAACGAAAAGACAAGAAGACTCTGCTTACGATTTCATTGAAATCGATTTTGCAGACGTCATCAACTATTCCGCAAACGGAGAAAACAATACAGGCACAATCGATGAAAAGAAAATCGATAACAAAAATCTGAACTTAACTTCACGTGTTCTTGGATATAATTCTGTTAACAAAGACGCCGGATTAGTTACGATGCAAGAAGATCCGTTCATTAAAGTTTTCGGAATTACTGCCGACTCTATTCAAGTTGCTCAAGGAACGGATTGGGATAGTTTGATCCGAATGGCTTTATCGAAAGTCAAAGTAGACATCACTAATCTTCTGTCAAAAAAAGAAAAAGAAGAGTTTGATAAAACTGTACCAGCTCTCAAGAAAAAACAAAAAGATGCGAAAGCAAAAGATGCAAGCACTATTCTCATAGAAGAAAACAATTCTATATTCATAGAGAAATTCAAAGGGCAACCTTCCGTCGCAGTTAAATTTGCTAACTTAAGTTCAAAAATGTTTTTCGGAAGTAAAACAACTCGTGACGCAATGTTTGAAACAATCTCGAATATGCTCGCACAAAAAATCAAAAATGGAAATAAATCAATTAGTGCTATTGAAAGATTGGGACAACTTGATTCTGAAATTGCAACACGAGGCGGCGAAGTATCATCCGCTAGATTAACAGAGAAAGCAGACAAAACATGTTTATCAGTAATCGAAAAATACAAAAGACTAAATTCTCTTAATTCATTATTCTTAACGATATTCCTTGATCGATCAACATCAATCTTCGGTGAAGGATTCGGTGAAAACAATATCGCTCAAGCTTACAGCGTAAGATTCAGAAACTCTGCTAATGGTTTCTCTGACACAGAAAAAATGTCAGGAACATCATTAAGCTTAGAATTCCCTGATGTTGTATACTTCAAACCATCAATCAAAAATCTTTTTGATCATGTCAAAAACACTCTTCCTCTAACTGATATGTTTGAAATTACGAAGAAAGACGGTGGAAAAGTAATTAGTTCTACAATCAAAAAAAGCAAAGCGGCATCTGTTATGGATCTTGGCGCTGAAGCAGGAAAGTTAGAAGAAAAATACAAAAACCCGAAAACTTCTGCAGAAGAAAAAGAAACAACTAGAAAAGAACTGGGCAGAGTTTATACAGAACTTGAAGCTCTTACAAAGGCTCAAAAAGAATCTGAAGATATTCGTTTTACGGATGTTGATCCAAAAGGTGTACAGACAGAACCGTCTGCGAATCTTCAAAAATGGAGAGAACGTCTTAAATTTCCGATTAAATGGAACACAGATCCAAAAACTGGAAATAGTTTCTTAGAAGGATCAATGGATGGTGAGTCTGCATTATTAAAGACTTCTGTTACCAACCTTAAAAGAAGAATGATCATTCATTCGATGTCCTATGAAGCGGAACTTCGTGTTATCGGAGACCCTACTTTTGTCGGTACGTATTTCACGGATAAACTTGTATTCATGAAAGTTCTCATGGCTGACGGAAGAGATTCAATTCATACTGGACTTTATCAAATTACCGGATTCAGTCATGCGCTAAATGCTGGCGCTTACTTTACTACTTTCAGATTAATGAAGAGACCAGATTTGAATAACGATACTAACATTATCGAAGAAATGACTAATTCGCTTCTCAAAGATCCTATCTATGTAAATCTTCTATCAGCTGAAGATGTAATGGATCTTTCTGCCGGAACGAATGAACAATATCAGAGAAAACAAGAAGATCTTGTTCAGAAAAACAAAAATGCCACGAAGAAAACTAAGTATACTGCAGATGAAGCGAGAGCAAACATTAATGCTGACTTAGCTGGCGCATCTGAATTCAAAAGATCATAAGTAAATAGTCTTCTTGTTTGAAGGAGACATATAATAGAATACTATGAAGAAAATTTTAACAGTTCTTGCAAGTTCCCTCTTACTCCTTTGGGCTTGTACAGAAAATCCAACAAAGGAGAAAAAACAGTGGCCGTATAAGTTCGCTTATGTCAAAGGTGAAGTTTATGTCAACGATAATCCTGTTTCTCTTGATATGACTCTGAGAGAATCAGATGTTATTATCACTAGAAAAAACTCTTACGCTACTGTGATGTTCGGAGACTCAGCAACTCTGACAATCAAACCAGTTTCAAAAGTTTATCTCACGCACGTTTCCGCTGGGAACACGGAGATATTCCAAGAAGTCGGAAGAACTTTCTCTAAAGTAAAGAAAGGCGAATCGTACGCGATTAAAACTCCAACGGTTGTTGCGGGTGTTCGTGGTACATCGTTTGAAGTAGCATCTTCTGAAGGATCTACGACAATTCAGTTGCTTGAAGGTAAAGTTGAAGCAAAGTCTCCTAAGAGTACTGTAGTTATTGACAGCGGACAAAAAGTCACAGCTTACTATAACACTCCTCTGAAGCCAGTCGAAATGACACAAAAGGAAGTTGAAAATCTTAAGGTTGTTTCGAATCTTCAGTCTGAAATGGCTAAAGGTGATAACACAAACCAAGAAGTTTCTAAAGTGATTGAGAAAGTTGAAAATAACGATCATCCACCTCTTGTTCGTCCAGCGAAGAAAACTATGACTCTTGAGCAGATCAAGAAAACTTATGGTCGTATCGCTAAAATAACAACAAAGTCAGGTCAAGAATTCACCGGTTACTTCTCTCAAAAAGGCGGAACAATGCAAATCATTACGCCGAATGGAACAGTATTCGTCGACGTAGGTCGCGTTGCTAAAGTAGTTCCTCTCCCATAAACCATTAAATAATCGACAATTTATAGTCGCCATTCAGAAGTATAATTCTAAGAATGGCGACTTCAGTCGGTGGCGCATCAAACGCAGGCGTAAAAGGTAGAAACGTAGATTTAGAAATAAATCTAACTGGTAACCTACGCAAATACATCGACCAATTAATCGTATCTCTCGATAAACTCAAGAAACAATCCGGAACATTCTCAACGGCCGCTTCAAAATCAATGAAGACGGTTGACGATGGCTTTAAGAACGCATCAGTCGCAGCCACTCGTTTTGATACAGTTACTTCAAGAACAATGAAGAACTACACGAGCAACTTTGCTCGTGCTCATGGACTCACTGACAAACTATTTAACCGTCTTAATTCATTCAAAGGGCTCTCTATTCTTGGTGTTGGATTTGGTGTCAAAGAACTTATCAGCAACACGAAAGAACTTCGTCAAGAATTCTTAGCTCTCCGTGGTCAATTTGCTGGTCTTTCTGATTCACAAGGAAGCGCATCAGCGGCACTTAAGGTATACTACAGCGCATGGGGTAAAACGGGCGCATCATTTGAACAAGTTGGTTCTGCGATGCAAGCTCTTGGCGAAAAAGGTCTTACGCCGGTTGACGAGAAAACAAAGAGTGTAAGCAAACAATTTGAAGACTTAACTGCGTTGTCGGCTCAATTAGGACAAGCAACTGGTATTTCAACTGACGCATGGGCATCTCTCAATGGTCAGTTAGCATTCAGCAACAAAGCAAAAGTAGGCGATATTCGCCAAATTAACTCAGCGCTCATAGCTACAAATATGACGGGCGGTCAATTGACTACTGTCATGAACTTCGTTAACGAGAACATCGGTAAATATGCCGGATTAGCGAAAGACGGATCTAAGAGTACTTTAGCATTCACTAAAGGAATCGCTGGTGCAGCGACAGCAATGAACAAACTCGGTATCAATGCTCAGAAAGCAACCGACTTCATTGGTGGTTTAATGGATCCTGAAAAGTTCGGTGAGAACCAAGCGTTATTATCACAACTCGGCGTTTCATATAAAGATTACGTAGAAATGCTCGAATCAGGAAATGGCAAAGAAACCTTCTTCGATAAGATCATGACTCAGCTTCCTGAATTTTCTCAGAAACTTGCCGCTATCCGTGATCCATTCGCTCGTATGAATCTCGCCAAATCTCTTGGACTTCCAGTTGAGATTATGCAGAAAATGGCTAACGCAACTCCGGGTCAGATTACGGCGATGATGAGAGAATATCAAGTCAGAGCTAAAGATGAAGAAGCATTAAAAGCAAAACAACAAAAGATGGCGGAGAATGCCGCTAAGTTGGATGAGCGATTCAAAATGATCCGTATGAAACTATATACTGCTCTCCTCCCTATCCTTGAAAGAAACCTTGGAACATTTATGACAACTCTTTCAAAGGTCGCGACTGTCGGTGGAACTCTGTTCAAATGGATTGCTCTTCGTGTTGAAAACATTTTCCAAAACTTCGCTCCTATTATCGATTCACTTACATCAGGAAATTTTGGCCAACTACCTGGTCAGATTTCTAAAGGCATGCAAAATGTTGCTGGCGATATGATGAAAGAACTTGGCAACACTGTTCTACCTAAACTCGGAATGTTCATTGGTGAAATCATGCCGAAGATTATGTCAGGATTCCTATCTGGATTCTGGAATGTTTTTAAGGCGATGCCATGGTGGGCAGAAATGATTGTCGGCTGGAAAGTTGCTAGCGGAGCATTATCCGGACTTGGCGCACTCGCTAGTGGAATGAACGGGATGATTAACTTCACTCGTCAAGCCGTAAGCTTCTTTACTGGACAAGTAAAAGGAAATCCTGTTGAGATGGCTCAATTGAATTCTCTCAAAAGAATCGAAGCGCTTCTTGCATCTGGAGGAAAATCAGACGGCGGGTTTGGAAGTGATGCGGGTGGCGGTGGAAGCCGTAAATTAATTCGTGGTCGTGGAGTTGGCGGTAAACTCGCAAGATTCGGAGCACGTCATGGTGGAAAAATTCTTGGTGCAGCAGGAGCACTTGTAACAGCGGGATTTGCAGCGTCCGATGTAATGGATACTAATAAGCAAATGAATGCTGGAGAAATTGAAGAAGGCGAAGGTCGTAAAAAAATTGGTGGAACTATTGCGTCTGCGGGTGGTGCACTTGGTGGTGCGGCAGCAGGCGCAGCAATTGGTTCTGTAGTTCCTGTAATTGGAACTCTCATTGGTGGAATTATTGGTGGTCTTGTCGGTGGTCTCGCTGGTCCAATCGGCGAATGGATTGGTGCTCAAGTTCATAAAGAAAAAGCCGGGATTTTTCAAACAGAGGCAATGAATAAATCTGTTAGCGTTATGAAACTTGGACAAGTTGCCGGAAGAAAAGGCGTAACAGAAAATGATCGTGGTCAATTGAATATGACTATGACTAGAGATAAAGAAGCTCTTACTAAAAATGTAATGGATAAAGGTGGTGCGGGCGGAGATTATACGAGCTACATGCTCAATACTCAAACCGGAGTATATGAAGCTCAAAAAATGAATGCTAAAAAATATCTAGGCGATATGTTGAAGTTAGAACAAGAAGAGCTAGAAAAAATGGCTAAAGTTCTTGAGTCTAGAAAAGCCGCTGGATTAAAACTAACTGCGGATGATGAAGCTATATTACAAAGAAAAAAAGACATCGGTAACAGAGAAGCTGAATATCAATATCAAACTCTAGAGTTGCGTCAGATGGCCGGAGAAAAACTAAACGAAGAAGAAAACAAACGTCTCATTAATATGAGAGGAATCCATGAAACTAACATGGCTCAATGGGCTACTGGAGTTAAAAATGGTATGGAAAAAATATCTGCTGGCTTCAAAGCAAATTATGAAATTCTTGATAACTCAATTAAAAAAGCTCTTGGCGGAGCGATGGCAACCGCAACAAAAGTATTCGTAGGTGGCGCAGCGGCAATGATTCAAGGTTTTGCGGCTGCAGAAACTGCTTCTGAAAACTTCTTACAAAACCTTAATATGGGTGAAAAATTCCTAAGTATTTTTGGAATGAGTGGCGCAGCAGAAGCCGGCGGAGCAATGAAGAATGCGACGGCTCGTTTAAGAGCGGCGCAACAAACTCAATTAGAAAATGCAGTCGCAAATGCTAAAACACCAGAAGAAAGATTGAGACTACAAATCGCGACAGCGAAAAAGTTTAATGCTAGCAATCTAGATTATCAGTTGACAGGTGCTGGAGCTGATGCAGGAACAAAAGCCTCATGGGAGAGATTCAAAGCATCAAACGCAGGTGAAGCAGATAAACTCAAGAAACAGGTCACAGATAGTTTTGAACAAGGTAATAAACAACAAATTCAAAGATGGGAAGAACAACTTCGATTAATGAAACAAGCGAACACTATTGGCGCAGGATCATTAGGAGAACTTAAGAAAATGAACGAACCAGAAAAGAAAGCGACAGATGATTCATGGGCGCAGTTCATGAAGAATTCAGTGTTCTTCGGTTCATCAATGTTAGGATAATATGTTAGACTTAAGCAAAATACTTTGGACACAACAAAACGATTCGGTCTTCTCTAATGGATCAAACGTAGATGGTGCTGGAAATGTAACTCCAGATTTTTCAAGACTCAATACGTTCCGTAAAACCGGCGGTCCGCAACCCGTTCCTTTTTATCCGAATGTTTTTGGATTAACGGTTTACGAAGGCGGAAGAGGTTCATCGAACTTTAATTTCACTCCACGTGTTACGAACTTATCATCAAAAGAAATTCCGTTTCAATACATTGAAGGAATTCCTAACTGGAGTAAAGCGGCAAACTATCAAGACGTCAATGATATTTTAGGACGTTATGAAGGTTATTCAATCTACTCAAACTCTTCTGCTCAAGAATGTCAATTGACTCTTCATTATCATGCTGAAAGAGAAACTGGATTCGGTTGGTCTCTTGAAAATATCGAACAAATAGAAAAACATCTTCAATCACTTGTATTCCCTACTACGAACATAAAGTACGCTCCACCGCCAAGAATGTTACTTAACATTGGTTATCTATGGAGAAACGTTCCTGTAATTATCCGTAACGTCAACATCGAATTTATGGGTCCATTTATGGCAGATGGTCTTCGTGCGCATCAAAGAAAAATCACTCTTGAAATGAGAACTAACTATGATCTTGCGCGTTCAATGAGTCGTGATGAAATCACGGCATCAATAGATACTCCTAGAAAACGCTATGAGATATTTGCCGCCAGATCAAACAATGGATTCGGAACTACATCATCAAATCTTGCGAGAACTTTAAGTGGCTAAGAACTATTTTCAATTCGCTAAAATTTTCTCTGACGAGATTCTTAAGGATAATATCCTCTACCGAGGAATTGCATATCCGAACAGATCTATAAAGATCGATAAAGAAAAACTATTGACTACAACTGTAGGTCCAAATGAAATCTTCCGCTCAGACAAAATAGCTCACCGTATTTACGGAACATCTCAGCTATTTTGGTTACTCGACCATGTCAATAACTTCAAACATGGATTCAAAGAGTACAAATTACATAAAACAATTTATTACATTAATCCAAATGATCTGCCTCCAGATCTACAATAAATATGGAAACGATGATTGATCCAAGCTCTATCCAAGCTCTGTTCTGTCGAATGGAAGATGGAATCGTAGAGAAAGTAGTTGAGATTAAAAACGAAACAATCATATTCTTCCGTTGCTTTGATACGCGTATTCACCCTGATGAATTACCAATCGAGCAACTAACTCAGTGTAAACCAATCAGATTCTTTGGTGGTGGTAATCTTCTCTCACAAGAGAAAAACAATCCATCAGAAGGAGATGTTGGTGTTATCATGTTTAAGAGAGCGAATGATTATTCATTCGCTTATTACATGGGCCAGTTGGAACCAAAGAACCAACCAGTAGTCGTAGATCAGGCGACAGCAACATCTGACGCCGGCGGAACGGCGATGTCTACTAAGTCTGGTTCAGGATATTCAATATCAAATCATTCTGCACGAGCTTCTTTGTTTACAGCGAATGCTCGTCTTGCTCTTCATGAACGCGGTGTATCTCTCGGCGATGATAACATATACGACTTTGAAATGTCTAACGACAATGTGTCTTTGACATTCAAAAAAGAAGCAACAATAAATTACGGCGCGATTCAAATGAGTCGTGAACGAATGAACATACGAGCTCTCGGTGGAATGATGATTTCTGCTGACACTGGAACTCTCAACATGTATGCCGGAAGATTTGAACTTGAAACACGAGGATCAATTGAATTTCGTGGCAAGGACATTAAGATCACAGCCGCTTCGCCCGATGTAGGCGAAATCTCTTTATCTTCCGGCGGTTATCGTCAAACAGTTACGGGCAACATTCTCTCATCTACGGCTTACGAAACAAAAGTTGTTAAAGGCGACTACAATGTTTTAGTTGCTGTAGGAGATATTCTTCTTCAACAAAGTTCGATTACGGGAAGTATCACGCTTCAACAAGGTGGTGGAATTCTTTCACCTGTTGGAAAGAGTTTGCTTGAAATGAATTCAACCGATCTTGAATTGTCACAGACAACTGCGCTAACTCTTAATAGTAAAATCACATTTTCGTCCGGGAACATGAACATATCTTCGTTCCTTACAATGAAACTAAAAAGCAAACTCATAGACGTAGAAGGTCTCATCGTAGACTTTACAAAATCTAAGGTGATGAAATCAGGTCCTAAAATCGCTGTGCCAACAGGAACTGGAATATGGTGTGCGTTACCTTATGATCCTTTGACAGGGTTGCCCCAAACCGGAGAACTAGCAATGGGCTAGTAACTGGATCAAAATTCTAAATCTCCAAAATATAATCTATATGATTGGAATGATTTATAAATCCACGTGTAAAACAAATAACAAAGTCTACATTGGTGAAACTATCGCAGAATTCAAATGGAGAATTTGGGAACACAATCATTATGCGAAATCAAAAAAGAAAAAGAATAAATTTCATAACGCTTTGTGTAAATATGGAGAAAATGATTTTGCATGGGAAATTTTAGAAACAATTGAAGAAACTGATCCTCAAAAAATGCATGATAAACTCGACGAAAGAGAAAAATTCTGGATCGATCATTATGACTCTATAAAAAATGGATACAATACAGTTTATGGGTCTCCTATACGAATAGGAAACAACATAGGAAAAAATAATCCAGCGTACGTAAAAATCAATATCGATGAAAATGAATACTTCAAAAAAGCTGCGGAAGGATTAAACAGACAACAGCTTGCTAAATACTTTGGAATTCCAGAAAGGCATATGAAAATATGGCGCAAGAGAATGTGTGATAAGGATCCTTTGAATAAACTTGCATTCATGAATCTAGATTCCGAAAGAAAAAAGAAGAGCGCAGAACACAACAAAGCTATCAATAAATATGTACATCATATAGAAAACATAAAAACTATGGTATCTCTCAATATATCTATGAGAGAAATATCAAAACAACTGAACATTCCATTTGTGGCAGTCAACAGAATAATACATAGGGATTTGAAAGTACAATAATTATGGCTGAAAAGAAATTCAACGATAAAGACTTCTTGCTCGATCTTCGCGGAGTCTTATTAGCCATGAAAGATGGTTTAGGAAAGGAACTTGAAAAGCGAGTAGATCGTTTACAAAATATCCACAAAGAATTCGAAGATGTAATTGTTCAGGCACAACAATGGCACGAACAAGAAAAAGAACGAGAAGCAAACAAAGAACAAAAAGTGGAAGACAGAAAACAAAAATACTCTGAGGCAGAAAAACTAGCAGAATTATATGGCAGAAAATAGT